AAGCAATTGCTGCCGGCTGATGGCATCGACGTGCCCGACGACAGCATTCTCTGGAACAAGATTCTCAATGACGGCGACGTCGTGCTGGTGTCGACGAAGGCGTCTTCCGTAAAGGAAGGTGACAAGGCATGAGCACCGTACCGTTCAAGGTTATTCCCGCGAATCTGCGGCTGCCGGGCGCGTTCTTCGAGCTCGACAACTCGCAAGCGAATACCGCGCAAGCGAATCAGCGGGCGCTGATCATCGGCCAGATCACGGCAGCAGGCATCGCGACGCCGAACGTTCCGATCATCTCGGGCGGTGTCGGCGATGCGGCGACGCAGGGCGGCGCGAATTCGATGCTCGCGAACATGGTCTCGGCGTATCGCCTCAATGACAGTTTTGGCGAGGTCTGGTATCTGCCGGTCGCCGATGCTTCCGGGGCGACGGCCGCGACCGGCACCATCGCATTCACGTCGGCGCCGACGTCGAACGGCACGATTTCGCTGTACATCGCCGGCAATCTGGTTACGGTTCCTGTCACTGCGGCTCAGGCGACGAGCGCAATCGCGACGGCGGTCGCCGCAGCGATCAATGCGGTCCCCGGTATGCCGGTGACGGCGGCGGCTGCGACCACCACGGTCACGCTGACGGCTGTCAACAAGGGTCTGTGCGGAAATGAAATCGACATTCGCTACAACTACCGCGGAACTGCGGGTGGTGAGGCAACGCCGGTTGGGCTTGCGAGCACGATCACGGCGATGACCGGTGGCGCGACAAACCCGACTCTGACCACCGCGCTCGGCAACCTCGGCAACATGACATTCGACTTCATCGCGTGTCCGTACACCGATACGACGTCGCTGGACGCCGTGAAGCAGTTGTTGAACGATCAGACCGGGCGCTGGAGCTGGACGCAGCAACTGTACGGCCATGCGTTCTATTCGTATGCCGGCACGTTCGCTGCGCAAACGACGCTGGGCCTCGCGCGGAACAATCAGCACGAGACGATCATGGGCTTCTACGGCAGCCCGACGCCGAGCTGGATCTGGGCGTCGGCGCTGTGCGCGCAGGCCGCTGTGAGCGTTCGCACTGATCCCGGCGTGCCGCTTCAGTATCTGCCGCTGCAAGGTGTACTGGCACCGCCGGTTGCGAACCAGTTCCTGTCGAACCAGCGCGAGACGCTGCTGTTCGATGGCATCTCGACCTTTACCGTCGAGCAGGACGGAACGGTGCAGACCGAGAACATCATCACGACGTACCAGACGAACCCGCAGGGCGTCGCGGACGACAGCTATCTGGAAGTCGAGACGATGTTCCAGCTGATGCTTGAAATCCGCACGCTGCAGGCGATGCTGACGTCGAAGTACGCGCGCTGCAAGCTGGCTGACAACGGTTCGAAGCCGGCTGCAGGATCGAATCTGGTCACGCCGAACACGATCAAGGCCGACATCATCGCGCTGTATCAGGAGCGTACCGACGCGGGCTTCACGCAAAACGCCGACGCATTCTCGGCCGCGCTTGTCGTGAACAAAAACACGGTGAATCCGAACCGCATCGATATTCTGTGGCCGGGTACGCCCGTGAATCAGATGCGCACGTTTGCGACCCTAGTGCAGTTCCGTCTGCAATAACGCAGCCATTCCGCTTTAGCTAAGCCGCCTTCGGGCGGCTTTTTCGTTTTCAGGAGGGGCATTCAATGTCCAGCAATCTGATTGCCGGCGTTGCGCAGATCACCGTAGACGGCGCGACGTACCAGCTCGAGGGCAGTCTCAAATACTCGCCGTCTTCGGTGAAGCGCGAGGCGTTGGTGGGCCAGGATGGCTTCCACGGATGGAAAGAGACGCCCGTCACCGGATCGATTTCCATGTCGATCCGCGATGCTGGCGATCTGACCGTCGCATCATTCAATTCGATGCGCAACGCGACCGTGGTCGCGACGCTCGCGAACGGGAAGATCGTCACGGGGCGAAACATGGGCGCGACCGATGTGCAGGAAGTGGACACCGAGGACGCGAAATTCGACGTCAAGTTCGAAGGCCCGCAGGTATCCGAACAAACCGTCTCTGTGAGCTGACATGGCCGACGAAAAGAAAAAACGCCGTTTGCCGGCGCCCGATACGCTGACGATCGAACTCGTGAAGTCGATCACGCTCGGCGGCGGCGGAGACGACACGGTTTATACGGAAATCGTTTTGCGCGAGCCGAACCTCGAGCAACTGAGCACCTTCATCAAGAAGGCCAGCAAGGATGGCGCGCTCGAGGCGATGAAGTCGTTAGTCTCGGCCGTATCGGGAGTGCCGCTTCCCGTGCTCGCGAAGATGGGCGTTCGCGACTACTACAAGGCTCAGTCCTACCTGACGGAGTTCATCAGCCCGCCCGACGAGGACGATCCCGAGGGAAACGCGGAGGGCTCCCACGAGACTGGGAGCACATCGTCCGACTGACCGAGCGTTTCTGGCGCTGGCAACCCAGCGAAACGAAAAATCTGACGTGGAGCGAGGTGCGCAACTATGCGCATCACGCTGCGCGCATGCTTAAAAAGGACTGATCGTGGCGCAAGAGTTTGTCATTCGCATTCGCGCCGACGATGCGGCGACCGCGACCGTCAAGAAAATCCAGGCGGCGCTCGGCAAGGTGACGGAGCCGATCGACAATGCGCAAAAGCGCCTCGGCAAACTAGGCGCCGACGGGCAAAGCAGTCTCGGCAAGCTCGAAAAGGGCTTTCGCAACGCGGCGACGTCGGCGAGCAAGGTTGTCGACAAGATCGTCGAGATCGTGCCGGGCCTGACGGCGATCGGCGGCGCAGCGTCGCTCGCTGGCCTTTCGGCGCTTGCGGTTCGCTTCGGCGCGTTCGGCTTCACGCTCAACAGGAACGCAAAGCTGCTCGATATGAACGCGCAAAGTCTGGCGGCGTGGCATGTGGCCGCTCGTCGGGCCGGCGTGTCCGATTCAGAATTTGATTCGAGCATGAGCTCGTCGCAGATGGCGATTCGCGCTGCCGCGAACGGCGCCGATCCGCATGCGATGCTGCTGCTGCAGAAAATGGGTGTGCAGATCGCGAAGAACAAGGACGGCACGGTCGACTATTACTCGACCCAGATGCGCCTGATGAAGGCAATTCAGGGTCAACGCTCCGTCGAGGCGCAGCGAGATACGGCAAACGCGTTCGGAATGGGAAGCCTGCTGCCGATGATCCAGCAAGGTACGTGGGATGCCGACAAAGCGCGTGCGTACAAGAAAGGCCTCGTGCCGACGGATGCAGAGATTGCTCAGGCAAAGGCATTCAACGAGGACATCACGGATCTGCGCAGCTCGGCGGAAGGGCTTGGCAATGCGATCGGATCGTCGCTGATTCCGGTGCTTGATCCCGTGGTGAAGAGCATCTCTCGCTGGCTCGACCAGAACCGCGCGCAGATCGCCGACAAGCTGGCAGCCGCGGTGCAAAGTTTCGTGACGTGGCTGTCAAAAATCGATTGGGACGAGGTCTCGGCGAAAGCCAAGGCGTTGTGGGATGACCTGGGCGGCATCAAGGGCGTCGCGATCGCCATTGCGGCGATCAAGTTCGCCGGTCCCATCTCGGGCGCGCTGAATCTGATCGCCGCGCTTGTTCGACTCACGACGTCGACCGTGCCGGCTGCGGTGGGCGCGCTCGGAACCCTCGGCACCGCGGGTATTGCGGCGTGGGGCGCACTTCAGGTTGCCAAGCTTGCCGGGCTGCCGGACGTCGACAACAAGCAGGGTGTTGACGATGTGCGCAACGGTGACTGGCTTGCGGCATCGACGCATCTGCCTGCCGGCCAGTTCCTTCGCGCGCTTGCAGCGCGTGCGGCCGGGAAGTCGGATTCCGACATCGCGGCATCGCTTGGCGCCGGCGCAAATCCAGCTGCAAGTGGATCGGCTTCCGGTGTGCCGCTCGGAATTCGAACCAACAATCCGCTGAACATGCTGCACGACGGCAACCAGCGCACGTATGCGTCGCCTGAAGAGGGTATTACGGCCGCGGTGAAAAACCTTGAGCGCGGTTATCAGGGCCTAACGCTCGCGCAAATCGCCGATAAGTGGACGGGCGGCGCGCGTACGGGAAACACGCCGCAGCAGATGGCGAACTACGTGAGCCTGCTTGCCGGTTCGACCGGCCTCGACGCGAACGACGTTCCCGATCTCGGCGATTCCAAAGTGGTGGCGTCGATCCTGAAGGGGCAGATTCGTGCCGAGAATGGTCAGCAGCCGTATTCGGACGAGCAGATCAATGCGGGCGTTGCCGCGGGCATAGGCGCGCGCACGGCGCCGTCGGACGGCGCGCGTAACGCACGCGTCGCTGGCATGCAGCAAGCGGCACTGCACATCACGTTCGACAACGTGCCGCCCGGTGTTCGCCCGGAAGCGAAAACGCATGACGGCAGCTATTTGCCGACAAAGGTCAACTACCGTCTCGATGGCATGTAGGAGGTTTGATTGAGCCTGATCACAGATGCGGTGAACGTCGCCGGCAGCATCGGAGGTGTCGCAAAGGCGGTCGGTGATCTCGCTAATTCGATCCTTGGGGATTTTTTTGACAGGCTGCAGCCTGCGAGTTTTGGCGAGGTTCCCTTTGCCGTCGAGTCGAACAGGCTATCGACGGGCCGTAAGACGGCGGTGCACGACTATCCCTTTCGGGATCAGGTTTGGGTCGAGGATCTCGGGAAGCGTTCGCGCCATTTCGAAATCGTAGGCTACCTGATCGATGGAGACGTCAAGACCGGCGGCGGAAGTGTCCAATCGCAGAGAGACGCGCTGCTCGAGGTCGTCGAATTGGGTGATGGGTGGACGCTCGTTCATCCGACTCTTGGGACGATAAAGAACGTCGTTTGTCTCGATTGCGAGGTGATCGAGAGAAAGGATCTTGGCACTGTCTTTGAGATTCGGCTCGATCTGATTGTTTCCGGCGGCCGCCTTTTCCCGGTCGCAACCACGTCGACGGCTTCCGCGGTTACCGATGCGGCCAGCAAGACGGGCCTTCAGGCTCTGGCCGATTTCGTCAAAAGCACCGCAGCTTCCATCGCAGCAGGTGCTGCCGTTGTGCAGCAGGCGGTGTCGACGGCCGTGGGCTGGTATCAGATAGGCGTTACGGCGGTCAATGATGTGAAGCGGATTATCGGCGCCGTGTCGACGCTGTCGGGCAATTTTGGCCGTCTCTTTGGGGGTGGCAATAGCGGGATTTCCGGCAGCAACCAGCAAGCGCCAGTGACGACGACGGCATCCGATCTGCTTTCTGCCGCCACTGCGGCGCGCGCTTCGGTGAAAGCTGCCGGCGTGACGTTTCAGGCTGCTGCTGCAAACCCGTCCGATTCCGCAACGCTTGGTGCGGCCGCGCAGGCATATGTCGCCGCGGTTGCGGCTGCCGCGACCGCGCCGTCGGATGCGGTTCGACTTGTGAGTAGTCTTGCTCAGTATTCTCCTGCGCCTGTCACGCAGCCGGGCACGATTGGCGATGCAATGACGGCAATGCAGCTGGCGATGGCCGCACTGCTGCGGCGATATGCGCTCGCGCAGCTGGCGATCACGCTGACCACGTATCAGCCGTCGTCCCAGCAGGATGCAAATTCTGTCCTGGGATCCGCGGTGCAACTGATTGACGCGGAATCCGATCTCGCGGGCGATGCAGGCGATGACGACACCTACATGGCGCTGAGAGCTCTACGCCAGTCCGTGGTGGCGGATATGCAACTGCGAGGGGCAAACCTCGCGTCGGTCGCAGCGTTCGAATTCAATGCGCCTTTGCCTTCGCTGATGCTGGCGAATCGTATCTATCGGGATGCGACGCGCGAGCCCCAGCTCGTGCAGCAAATCAACCCTGTTCATCCAGCATTTTGCCCAACGACGTTTAAGGCCCTTTCGAGTTAAATGGAAGACGACATCACCTTGCGGGTTTGGACGTGCACGCGCAATCCAAACCCGGCCCCAGGTGCGCCGACATTTTCCACATCGAACGGTCGAGACATCACAGGTTGGATGTCGGTTCGGGTGTCGAGAGGCATTGAGCGATGCCCTTCCGACTTTGAGATTTCGTTCACCGAGCCGTATTTTGAGGTATCGAGCGTGGTCGTCCAGCCGGGCGATCTCGTTCAGGTCCTGCTTGGGTCCGATGTTGTACTGACCGGCTTCGTTGACCGATATATGCCTAGCTACAACGCCCGCGAGCATACGATCAGAATCGCGGGGCGCAGCAAGTGCCAGGATCTCGTCGACTGCTCGGCGAAATGGACGGGCGGCCAACTGCTCAATCTGACGGTCGATCAGATCGCGAAGCAGCTTTGCGCTGTCTACGGAATCGATGTGAACGTCGCTGCGGGTACGGTGATAGGCGACCCTATCCCGCAGTTGAACATCATGGTCGGCGAGCCGATTTACGCCGTGCTGGAGCGCATCTGCCGGTATCGCGCGTTGCTTCTCTACGATCAGCCGGACGGAAGCCTGCTTATCGCGAACGGGGGCGCCGGAAACAGTGGAATTGGGACCCGCAAGGCGGCAAGTGGCTTCAAGGAAGGGATCAACGTCGCTTCTGCGGGTGCGGTCTATAGCATGGACGGCCGCTTTTCGGACTATGACGCTGTCTATCAGGGGCTCGACACGCTGCAGGACATTGGCAACGGCGGGAACCTAATCGCTCACGTGACCGACCCGGGCGTTCCGCGACTTCGTTATCGAGCAATCGTCTCGGAAAACGTCGCAGGCGGTTCAACCGTTGCTGAGCAACGCGCGAATTGGGAGTTGGCTGCGCGCATGGGTCGATCGATGCAAGTTCGTCTGTCGACAGATGGCTGGCGCGATTCCGCTGAAAAACTGTACGAGCCGAACACGCTTGTCGATATTGATCTGCCTGGCCTGAAGCTGACGCCCAAGACTTGGCTTATCGCCGATGTCACGTACATGCGTGACTCGCAGGGCACGCGAGCGGATCTCGTGATCATGCCGCCGCAGGCGTTCTATCCGGAGCCGGTGACGCTTTTCCCGATAGCTCCGGACATTAATACGGTCAGCGGGGTGAATTCGTGAGTATGGAAGCGCTTGAGCGCGCGCACCGAAAAATCAGGGCGATCATCAGACGCGGCCGCGTCAAGTTTGTAAATGACAGCGGTCCCGTTCAGATCATGCAAGTCGCCCTGAACGGACTGGAGACTCCCGATAACCGGTTTCGCGTCGCGGAGTTCGGATTCTCCTCGAATCCGCCCGAAGACTCGGACGCCATCACCCTTCATATCGACGGCGAAATGTCTGCCGGCGTGGTGGTGGGCACAAATCACCAGCCGTCTCGTCCAAAGGGCCTGCAGCCTGGCGAATCGATACTTTATAGCGAGGATGGCAAGCAGGTGTATCTGACAGCCGACGGCGGCATCGTGGTCGATGCGAAGGGGCAAGACGTCGTCGTGAACAACGCGAAAGACGTCACGTGGAACCTCAGCGGGAAGCTGAAGATCGTGGCGCCCGGCGGCATCGAATTCGATACGCCGACCGTCGAATCGACTGGCGACATTCAGGACAACGTCAATACGAACGCCCACACGATGGCGCAGATGCGGACCATTTACAACACGCACAAGCATCCTGTTGAGAACGTGCAGGGCGGCAGTAGCACGATCATTTCTGACGTTCCAAACCAGACCGAATAGCGCTCAAGCGCTCAACGATGGAACCCGCCTCGGCGGGTTTTCTTTTTTGCGCACGATGCCTGACATCTCTATCACGTGGGACGTAGCCAATAGCCGCGGCGACTGGACGATGAACGGTCCGGTTCTGGCGACCGGAAACGACATCGAGACCGCGATCCTCATCAGCATTTTCTCGGATCGCCTCGCGCAGCCCGGCGACGTGATCCCTGATGGATCAAACGACCCGCGCGGCTGGTGGGCCGATGACGATGTGCCGATCGGATCGCGCATGTGGCTGCTCAAACGGGCAAAACAGACGACGCAGACACTGCAGCTCGCTTACGACTATCTGGCCGAGGCGCTGCAATGGATGATCGACGACAGCGTCGTGGCGCGGTTCGACATCACGACGCAGTGGGTCAGGACCGGGGTTCTCGGCGCGCAGATTATCGCGTGGTCGCCGACTGGAACGCTACTTTCAAAAGGCCAGTACGCATGGGCCTGGAAGGGGATTAACTGATATGCCGTACGCACGCCCGACACTCACGCAGCTGCGCGCGCAAGTAGCCGCCGATCTGCAGGTGAGCCCGGCCGGTTCCGATCCGCTTCTGCGCTTCTCGAGCCTGAATGTTCTTGGTCGCGCGCTCGCGGGTCTGGCAAATGAGCAATACGGCTACACCGACTGGGTTGCGCTCCAGTCGAACCCGTTTACCGCGACCGACGAGTTTCTCGCCGCATGGGCCGCGCTCAAGAACATCTATCGCGAGGCAGCGACGCAAGCTGGCGCCGAGACGCCAGGCCAGATCACATTCCCCGCGACCGGCACGAACCAGATTCCCATCGGCACGCTGGTGACGCGCGGCGATGGTGTGCAGTACACGACGACGTCACTTGGCATCCCGTCTGGCGCATCCGTCACGGTCGATGCAGAAGCCAATGCCGATCCAACGGGCCTGACTGGCGCATTCGGAAATTGCGAAGTCGGTACCGTGATGACGCTTGGCACATCGATCTCCGGCGTTTCGTCGACTGGCTCCGTGACTGCGGCGTTCACTGGCGGCGCGGACATCGAAACCGACGATAGCCTCCGCTCGCGCATGCTGTTCGCTTACCAGAACCCGCCGCAGGGCGGCGCGGTGACGGACTACATCACCTGGGCGAAAGAGGTCGCGGGCGTTACGCGCGCATGGTGCAACCCGAACGGCTTCGGCGCCGGCACCGTTGTCGTGTACGCAATGCTTGACAGCGCGGAGTCGGCAAATGGCGGTTTCCCGGTCGGGACGGATGGCGTAGCGACGGGCGAATGGCGCGGCACAGCGGCGACAGGCGACCAGCTGACGATCGCGAACTTCATCTATCCGTTGCGGCCGGCTACTGCGCTTGTCTACGTGTGCTCGCCGATACGGCAGGTCGTGAACTTCACGATCAGTGGCACGGCGAACTTTAGCAACGCGACGAAGGCTCTGATCGAGTCGGCGATCGCCGGCGTGTTCGTGATGTACGGCAACCCGATCGGGCCGGTGACTGGCAATGTTCCGCCGGCGACGAATGGAACAATCGACCTGTCGCTTATCGAGACAGCGATCGCAGCGATTTCGGGCACGCAAGGCTTTGTCATCACGTCGCCGAGCGGCAACATCGTCGGCACGACCGGCCAGCTTCCGGTCCTCGGAAACATCACGTGGAACCCTTAAATGGCGGCTCCGAACTATCAGGCACCCGACTTCGCCAACGTCATTCATGCGCTGATGCCGCGAGGGCTCGTGTGGCCGCGCGATCCGACTGCGGTACAGGCACAGGTGATAGCAGGCCTCGCGCCGACGTGGGCGCGACACACCGCATCGAATAATCAGCTGCTGGTCGATGCGTTTCCGGCGACATCCGTTGAGCTGCTTCCCGAATGGGAAGCAACGCTCGGGCTTCCGGATCCGTGTGCCGGCGAATCGCCAACGCTTCAAGGCAGGCAGCAGCAGGTTGTGGCGCGCCTCACGAACAGCGGAGGCCAGTCCGTACCGTACTTCATTGCATATGCGAAGACGCTCGGATACGACGTGACAGTGACGGAATTCGCGCCGTTTCGTGCAGGCCAGTCAAGCGCCGGAGATCCAGTGGGAACACAGGACTGGTTCTTCACATGGCAGATCACCGCACCGCTTAACACGATCACGTATTTCCTTGCAGGCCAGAGTGGGGCGGGCCAGCCACTCGAATCGTGGGGAAATGAAGTGCTCCAGTGCGAATTGACGGCTATCAAGCCCGCGCACACCTATCTGAATTTCGGATTTCAATAAAGGACGCTCATGTTTCAGACCGATCAGCCGACAGCATCGCCGACTCTCCCGACGCCGGCCACGCCAGGTACGCAAGGCTTTTTCACAAATGGGAATCCGGCGAGCGGAGTTGCGGCGACCATTCTGGACGCCGACTGGTTGAATATGGTCCAGACGGAACTGGTGAACGTCGTTGCGGCCGCGGGACTTACGCCGAGCAAAACGACGTACACGCAGATCCGTGATGCAATCAAGGCCCTCATCGCGCAGCCTCAAACGAACCTGGTATCGGGGGTCGTGGGGGATTCTCGCAATCTGTCGATGAATGTGGTCGCCGCAAGCGCAACGGCGACGCTCACGGCCGACGAGATCATCGTTGAATCGGCGTTGGGCGGTCTACGCTACTGCCTTGCAAACGTCAGCAAGACGATCAACCTCGGTACGACCGGCGCGGGGGGCATGGACACCGGCACTGCGCCCGCGGCCGGCTATGTCGGGTTGTACGCAATTTATAACCCGTTGGCCGCATCATTCACCGGATCCATCAGCGGCACGACGTTGACGGTTACCTCAGTGGCGTCCGGAGCGTTGGCGGTTGGTCAGTACGTTCAAGGCGCTGCGCCGGGAACAACGATTACGGCTCTCGGCACCGGCACTGGCGGGGCGGGCACATATACGGTGTCTACGTCACAGACCCTCGCGGCGGCCCAGTTGACGAACGGAGTTGCCGCACTGCTTGCGCAGGCTGAAGGTTCCAGTGCCGCGACGAGCGTCTATAGCGGCGCGAACATGCCTGCCGGATACACTGCTAGTGCGCTGATTAGTGTGTGGCCGACGAACGCTAGTCGGCAGTTTGTAGTTGGCGTTCAGGCTGGCAGAAAAATCAAAATCGTGTCCGCCGCCGCGCTAACCTCAGCATCGAACAACACCACGATCACTGCATTGAGTATCGCCGGTATAGTGCCCAAGGCTGCTAAATATATCAGTGGGATTCTATCGGCTGGCAGTACAGTAGGCGCTACGACGGTTGCGATTAGTTTGTATGCTACCAGTTCTGGGCTCATCGGCGCCGCCCCGATAAACAATCAAAGCGGAGCCCCTACGATTTTTAATGGCTTGCCATTTTCTGATGTCATGTTGACTGTTCCGCAAACGACCTATTACAACACGGGCATTGCGGCAGCCACGGCTTCATATTCCATTCAAATCAACGGGTACGAAATTTAAAAATGACAACCATCAATGTCCAATTTTCAGATTCGTCCGATGAAGTCGTGGTGTCGTATTTTGCAAGCCCGCAGGACGGGAACGTATGGCCGAATCAAGGTGAAATTGATACGGGAGATTCCCGCTGGAAAGCGTATTACGACACACAGCCCGAGCCGATCAAATCTTTGCTCCCCGCGCCGACGAACTGACAGCACGGGAAGGAATTCTCAGTTCGGCTTCTCGACAAAGAAAATAACCCGATCCCAGTAGTTAAGTTCGGCAAGTTGGTCGGTGAAGCGGAGGCGTTGAAGCTCGTCGCCGCTCCTAAAACCGCGCCAATCGTCCATGCTGTAGGTTTGAAACGCCAATGGATGCGGCATCGGGATGATAGACAGGCCAACAGTGAAGCCGGCAGATCGCGCTATTGCATCGATTTCCTCGAGCACGACATCACGCTCGATCCATGTGGGATCCCGCTCCCTCATGAATTCGACGAAGGCGATCGTGTCGGGCGATTTGCTGTGTCGAGCGCCAGGCTCAACGAATATCGCACGGCCGCCGGGTGCCAGCACGCGATGAAACTCGGAAAACACGCGTTCATAGTCGTGCATGTGGTGCAGCGTGTCATAGACGAGAACGTGGCCGAAGGTGCCTGTCTCAAACGGCATCATGTGTCCGTCACCCGCTTGAGATGAAAGGAGCGTTGAGTCGATACGACGGTCCGACTCGATCCTCTCCCGTAAGCACGCCGCGATCAGCTCACCGTTGATGTCGAACGAGACGGTTTTAAAACCCATGCGCGCGCAAAATTCCGACACCCATGTTGTTCCAGAACCGAAGTCGAGAATGGGAAGCTCCAGGGCCTCTTGTTTGAGTGCGGAAGCCATCACCCCGAAATCGAACAGGAGTCGCCCGGTTGCGCGCCCCGCGGAGAACGGTTCCTGCACGTATTTTTTGATGTCTTCGTTTGCGTATTGCATGGATACCCTCGTTATCAACGGCGGCAGTGTAGCAAAAGCTAGTGCTAGGTTCAGGGCGCTCACCTTGGGGCGTACGCGATGACCGTCAGCATCAGAATGTGTAATTGAGCGTCGTCATCACGCCTCCCCTGATACCAGCCGGCGTGGGATCGTTCTCGCCGAAGATCGGCTTGACCGGCGCGTACAGGTACTCGACGCGCAGCGTGACTGGCCCTTTGCCGATCGACACGCCGCCGAGCGCGCCTAGCTCGAGGCGCACGGTGTGATGGAAGTTTTGCACCGTGCCCGCGGGACCGAACACGCCATTCGTTTGAGCGGTCGCTGTCGTGTTCCAGTTGGGAAAGTAGAGCGCTGGGCCGAGTTCCACGCCAGCATTCCAGCCTCCACCGAGGTTCCAGAACGGCTCGACCGTCAGCGCGACGAATTGCATGTTGCCGACGGAATCGAACCAGCGGTATTGGCCGCAATCGTTGTTGTAGCAGGACTGCGTTTTACGGTTATAGCCGAAGGTCTTCGTCGCGTCCGAGTCGAATCCGGCGTTCGCATGCCAGTCGTAGTGCCCGAAAAACCCATATGCGGCATGCAGCCGCACTCCAGGCGTATGTTTGTTCGGCTCGCTGATATTGAACTGCACGCCGACTCGGCCAGCCGGTGAATTGACCGGCGTACTGTGGTCGGCCCCGTGCCAGAACCAAAGCCCATCGGTTTTAACGCCAGTCGACATACCAAGGCCGGCCTCAAATTGAAACCAGCTTTCCGCGCGCGCCTGGGTGGCTGCGGCCGCGCAACCGAGCGTCATCGCTACGGCTGCTACTCGCCATCGGGCGCCCGGTCGAACCTGGCTCCGGCCCGGCGCATCCTTTCGAATATGCGCTCGAGTGTTGCCTCGTCCAATTCGCGCTGCGCCATTATCGCGAAGAGCATATGCGCGCTCATTGGCCGCGGGTTGTGCGGATTGGTGTACTTGCGCCAGTGCTGATCGCCCGCAAGCCAGGCGAGATCCGCCATTTGCTTGCCGGTGAACCCAAGTTCGTTCTTGAGATCGGCTAGGCCCTGTGGCGGCGGTGGCGTGTATGAGATGGGCATAGCTAGGCACGCGCCTCGCGCGAAATGTGAGCTTCATGTTTTCGTCCTTTCGGGATAAACGGGACTCGCGAATGCGTTTCCCTATGCGATGCACGATAGCCCTAAAAGGGCTAATCGTCAAGCGCTAAACAAAATCGACCAACAGCCGCCTCGAGCGGCTTTCTTCGTTTACGGGGCAACCTTGACGACACAAGCCGAAATGCAATCTGACATTGCAGAGAACGAGCAGCGTATCGCTGTTCATGAGGCAGTTTGCGCCGAACGCTACCAGGGCATTCAAGACTCGCTGGGGCGAGGCGAGCAGCGAATGGACCGCACCGACAGGAAGCTTCAGCGGATCGAATACGTCCTGTACTTCCTGCTGATAGCAGTGATCGGCGGCCGCGACATCGCGATCAAAATCTTCGAGTTATTCGCACGATGAACGTCACACCGTCAATAATCGCGACCGCGTGCGGCGCGACGCCGGCACGCGCCGAGCAGATGCTTCAACCCCTGCAGGCGACATGCGATCGCTTCTCGATCAATACGCCGCTGCGCATGGCCGCGTTCCTCGCGCAGATCGGTCACGAATCGGGCGGCCTGCAGAAGACGCAGGAATCGTTCAACTACAGCATCACCGCGCTGCCGCAGACGTTTCGCAAGATCACGCCGGCTATTGCCGCAGTGCTCGGGCGTCAGGCCGGCGAAACGATGGTGCCGATCGATCGGCAACAGAAGATCGCGAATATCGCGTACGCGAGCCAGTACGGCAACGGCGATAGCTCGTCGGGTGATGGCTGGTCGTTTCGCGGATCGGGCTTTATGCAGCTCACGTTCCGCGGCAATTACGAAGCGTGCAGCGACGACCTGAATCTCGACCTGATCACGAACCCGGATCGCGTGCGCACGGATCTCACGATCGCCGCGCTTGTCTCGGGCTGGTTCTGGTCGACGAACGGATGCAACACGCTCGCCGATGCGCAGTCGTTTGACTCGATCACGCGACGCATCAACAAGGCAATGGCGGGGAAGACGGAGCGCGATGCTCTATATGCGGCCGCTCGGCGCGCGCTGGAGATTTGATTAAAAAAACGGCCCTGTGTGCGAGCGCAAGCAGGGCCTATGGAGAAGCTTGCGAACCCCCCAACGAGTCATGCAAGCCACGCCACTGTACGCGCAATGTCAGAGATGCCGCGGAAGCGGCGTACGCATGAACAAAAAAAAGTCCTCGCCCGCTTGGAATGGGCGAGGACAACATCGTGCATCGCTCGTCCTTGGGGAGGTGCCGAGCACTTTCAAAAGTAGCGCGTAGTTTTCCATTTATCAAGTCCGCAATCGCCTGGCCGCGCGCCGGGCTTTTTTCGTTTACGGAGCACGCATGAATCCGACTTCTCCAGCAGCAACCGGCACAGCCGGCGCCGTTATCGCGGGCCTTGTCGCCGTGATCTCGACAGTGAACAACCGCTTCAACCTCGGGCTTTCCGCCCAAGACCAGGTATCGATCGCGGGCGGCATCGTCGTCAGCGCGCACTGGCTCGCTCAGCAATATGCGTCACGCATCGCGGCAAAGTTGGCGCCGAAGTCGTGATCGGCGCTGCGTTGCTGACGCTGGTGACGCACCTTCAAGTGCTGCCCGTTCTCGACAAGCAGTACGACATTCAACCCGGCGTGATCGTCAAAGTCGAGATCCCGCCATCCACTCGCCTGAGCCTTTCCTTCGTGAAGGGCAATAACGGCGCCGTCGTCAAAGCCAGCGCTCGCTGGCGTTTCTAAACCCATCGAAGGAAATCACTGTGAAAAAACTCATGCTGCTCGCGGCAGGCTTTGCCGCGTCTATCGTTATCCTCGCTGGCTGCACGTCGGCACAGCAACAGAACCTCGCGACGCTCGCTGCGCAGGCTCAAACGAACGTCGTGAAGGCGTGTGCGATCGTGCAACCGACGCTGCTCGACCTGAGTGCGTCGATCCCCGGTGATCCGAATCTCGCACTGCTCGCGCAGGACAATGGCAAGCTGTGTGCGGCCGTGGCGACGCTCGACCCGTCGAACGTCGAGAGCCTCGTCAACACGGTCATCCCGCAGGCTATCGGCCTCGTCTCGCTGCTCCCGATCGATTCAGGTACGCAGGCAACGATTCGCCTCGCGCTCGCCGCGGCGTCGATCGCGCTGTCGAACTGGCTCGCCGTCTATGGTCAGCCGACTGTGGCACCGACGGTGCCGGCGTTCACTGCGAGCGCGTAATGAACCCGGCCGTCGTTCTCGCCGCGGCGCGCCGGGCTCAAGCTGCATACATCATGGATGCGGCGCAGTCGAAAGCCGCATTCGAAGCGCTCGGCTATAAATGGATCGGGCAGACGAAGGACCACGACAGCCAGGCCGTGCTGTCGAGCGACTCAAGCGGTGCGGTTTATCTGTCGATCAGTGGCACGCGGTTCAGCGATCGGCAACTCGGCGATCTGTTCGATGACA